AGCTGTAAGAGCTGACTTTAAAATAGGTTTAAAGTTTGCTTCATGGCTTGGTTTACAAAACGAAGGATTGATGAAACATTATGGTTTTGATGGTTCAGATCACTTCAGATATGCGAGGATTTTTTAATGGGTTGGCAAGCAGCAGTAGTAGGAGCATTAGGTGCAGCACAAATACAACAACAAGGAGCTGTTGGTAAATATAATCAATCCATTGCTAATCGTAATGCTCAAGTTAAAGAACAAGAAGCTCAAATATTAGATGATAAATTAAATTTAGAACTTTCACAATTTGATAAAAAGTTTAGACAACTACAAGGAAGTCAAGTAGTTCAAACTTTAAAATCTGGAGCAGAGTTTTCTGGATCAGCAAGAAACATACAATTATCAAATTTGTATGAAGCTGAAGTAGAAAAAGATATTGCTAGATATAATACTGAAATAGGTAAAGCTAGAAAATTTGAAGAAGCTAACTTTGCTAGAATCTCTGGCGAAGTTGCTAGACAACAAGCAAGACTAGCACAATTAGGAACATTAACTCAAGTAGGAACAAGTTTATTAAGAATGGGAGATGTTACTTCATAATGCCAAAGATACCTACATTTACATCTAAAGGAACAATAACTGGTCAAGGACCAAGTGTTACGACTAATTTACAAATACCTTTAACACAAACTGTTGGTACTGCTTTACAACCTATTTCAAAATATGTTGAGCAAGAATATATAAAAGAAAAAAAATTAGAAGAAAATAATAAAGTAGATAAATTAATAGCAGATTCATATAAAGATAATAAAGATGGTCCAGTTGGATTTTTAACTTTATCAAGTGAAACTGGAAAAAATGCTAATCCTTCCGATGCTTCTACTCTTTATGATGAAGGAACTAACAAATTATATAATTATTTATCTTCTACAAAAACAAATAATTTTTCAAGATTTGGTAAACAAATTTTTAAATCTAAATTTTATGCTTCAGCTGCACAACTTAAATCAAATGCTTTATTAGAATCAAGAAAAACTCAATTTAAAGAATCTTCTGATGTTGATAATGATTTTATAACACAAAAAACTATTGCTCTTTCTTCACTTCCTAATGGTTCTGGATTAGATCAATTATATGAAGTGATAGATCAAAGATTAGATTCTAATCCCTATTATGTTGAACAACCACAACTTAAAAAAGATGTTAAACAAAAGTATCAACAATTTTCTGCATCAGCTGTTGCAAATAAAATGTTATTAAACGAACCAAGTTTATTAAAAAAACAATTACAAGAAGGTAAATATAATATTTTAGAATCAAAAGATATAATTGAACTTTCTACTAAAGCAGATTTAGTAATTAAAGAACAAAAATTTTCAGCATTAACTAATGCTATATCTTCAGTTGGTGTAGGAGAAGTACCACCAAATGCTTTAAAACAAATTACTCAACAAACTATTTCAGGTAATTTTGCAGGTGATGTAAATCTACAAAACATTTACAATTCTTTAACAGATATAGAAAAAAAAGAATTTAGAAATTTTGCTGGTAAAAAAGCAAGAGAAAAAAGAAATGAGTTATTATTTGAAATTTCAGCAGAAGATGCTGCACTAAAATTAGAAACAGCTGAAGGTTTTAATAAAGCTCTTGCTGATGCTGATGTTGCAACAGGTTTAAATCAAAAAACTATTCAAGATATTTTTAGTAATAATTTAAACTTAAATAATCAACTAACAGATGTAAATACAAAAATTATTAATAACGCACAAGAAAAAATAATTATTCAATCTGATTTTGATTCAAATAATGCTATATCTGCTTTGATAGCAACTAATAAAATTAATAATGTTTCTGATAAATTTTTATTACCTAATGAGACAGAAGCTAAATCTATTTTAGAAAGATATGGAGAAACAGATTTAAACGATTTACAATATTATTCTAGTTTATTTGTACAACAAAACAAAAATCCTAAACAATTTTTAAAAACATTTGCTCCCTTTCATAGTTTTATAGATGAAACTAAATCTTTAATAAGTTCAGATGTTATTAAAATCTTAGATCCAAAAAGTTACAATAATAGTCTTACTAGATTTAGAGATGATATGTATTTATTATACATTCAAGGTATTAGTGAAGGGAAATCACCACTTCAATTATTAGATTATAAAGATAAAAATTTTATAGGAAAAGATTTTTTACAATATCAAACAGATAAAAATAAAATTTTTAAAAACATGATGGACAATGTAGAAAAAAAAGAAGTTGATGAATCTAAAAAAAAACTACCAGGAGAAAGTCCTTCAGAATATTTAAAAAGAATTAGTGAATAAGCATGGCAGATTTACAAACACAAACACAACAACTAAAACAAGGTGGTTTTAGTCAAGTTGAAATAAATAATTGGCAACAAGAAAAAGTAAAACAATTACAAGAAGGTGGTTTTACTTCTGAAGAAATTGTCAAAGATTTTGGATTTGAACCTGTTGATACTACAGCAATAAAAAAAATTTACGAAAAAGATTTAGCTATTCCTGAAATAGTTAATTATGATGAAATCGAAACAATACAGAGAGAAAATCCAGATGACAAAGGTTTCTTAGAAGCTGCTGTAGGAAAAAAATTAGATAATGTAGGAGAAAGAATTGCAGCTGGTTGGAATACAGGTGTTATAGATTTAATTCAAGAAGCTCATGGTATTCCTAATATAGATGGAACAAAAGAAGATGGAAAATATTTTAATGTTGATTTTCAAGATACAGGTTTTCTTGAAAGAAATATTACCAATGCAGCAAGAATTGTAAAAGATTTACCTTTATACTTTGGTGTTGGTGGTGCTTCTTTGTTTGCTACTCGTTCACCTAATGCTAGTATTTTTACTTCTGGTTTAGTAGTGGGTTCTATTAGAGAAACATATTTAGACATGAGAGAGAAAGGTCAAGTGGCTAATTGGAATAATTTTTGGGAGATTTTTAGAAATGAAGGAATTAAAGCTGGGTTAAAAGAAGGAACGCAACTTTTATCTGCTGCTAAACTTGGAGGATTAAGTAATAAATTTTTGCCACAATTAATAGGAAGAGTTGCAGGATTTGAAGGATCGGGTGCAATCATAGAAAGAGAATTGCCAAGTAAGGATCAATTAATAGATTCTGTAATTTTGTTTGGTGCATTTGGATTGGGAGAAAGAGGAGCAAAAAAAATTCCTAATATAATTAAAAAAACTAATCGTGATGCAGTTGATTTAGCTGCAGACTATAAGTTAGATAAATCTGTCAAGCAAGATTTAGCAAGTAAAAATTTAGAAATACCTAGAGCTATTAAAAGAACAGTAGAAGATATTACAGGTAAAAAAATAAAACTTGATGAAAAATTTTTAGAAGGTTTAGAGTTTCCTGAAGCTGTTAAATTAATATTATCTAAAACTAAATTTGAAAAACCGAAAGATGTAACAGATGTTAAAAATACTTTAACAAGATTATTTATAGATAGATTACATCCTATATTAAGATTAGTACAAAGAGTTGAAAGTACCAAAAATACTAAAGGTCAATTAAATGTTTATGAACAATTTAGAATATTAGTTGGTATGACAAATAGAGGAGGTTCTTTTATTGATAGAGCAACTCAAACAGTTAATCTTGAAAATAAAGGTAAACCTTTAAAACAAGTTTTAGAACCATTAAAATTTGAAAATGCCGAAGCACCTTTAACTAAATTAGGAGTTTCAAATAAAAAATTGAATGAACAAGGTATTAAAAAACAATATGCCGAACTTAATGCTTATCTTATTGCAAGAAGAGCTTTAGAATATGATAGAAGAGGTTTTAAACATCCTTTTGATTCACAAGCAGCAAAAGAAACAATACAAATTTTAAAAAATAAATATGATCCTATTGCAAAAGAAATAGATATTTATAATAGACAGCTACTTGAGTATGCAAGAGATTTAAAATTAATAGATAAACAAGCATTTGATGCAATGGTAGAAGCTAATAAAAGTTATGTTCCATTTTCAAGAGTTTTAGAAACTGTAAAAGGAGAAAAACCTTCTAAGTATGGCGGAGTATCAAATCCATTTAAAAGAGTTAAGGGTGATAAAGAATTAAGTGTATTTGATCCTATCGAAACAATATATTCTAATACTTTTAAAATAGTAAAACTTGCTGAAAGAAATAATGCCTTAATTAAATTTTTTGATTTTGTAGAAAAAAACAAATCTTCATTTCCAGATATTAATAAAAAAATAGAAACAAAACAAACCAAGATAGAAAGAAAAGAATTAGAAAAAGTATTAGATGATCCATCTGCTATTAATGATGCTGCCATTGAAAACTTTAAAGTATTTAGAAAATCATTTGTAAAGCCAGATGGTTCTTCAGTTACAGTATATCGTAATGGCAAATATGAAGTTTGGGATGTAGGTAAAGAACTAGCAGATTCTTTATCAGAATTTAATCCTCAAGAAATGGGAGTCATTATTAGAGCTATTGGAACTCCTGCTAGACTTCTTCGTGCTGGTGCTACTACATCACCAGACTTTGTGTTTTCAAATATTGGAAGAGATACAGTTCTTGGAGCTGTATTTAGTAAGAGTGGATTTATACCTATATGGAGTTCGTTAGAAGGAGGTTTAACCATGCTTCTTGGAAAGACAGGTGTAAGTAAAAAAGCTAAAAAAATTATGCAAGATTGGGAAAAATCTGGTGGTATGCAATCAACTCTTATTTCTTTAGATAGAATGGTTAATGATAAAAGTGCATTTAAAATTTTAAATGGACAACAAATAAGAAATAAAGTTTTTAATCCTTTGGAAATACTAAGAACATTATCAGAGATTGGTGAGAATATAACTAGATTGGGAGAGTTTCAAAAAGCATATAAAAAAGCTGGTAAAGAAGGATTGAAAGGTAGAGAACAAATAGAAAGAGCTGGATTTGAATCAAGAGATATTACAATAGATTACGCAAAAATGGGTGCATATATGAAAGGAGTTAATGCAATATCTGCTTTCTATAATGCAAGAGTTCAAGGTTATGTTAAAATTTATGATGGTTTTAAACAAAGACCTGGTCGAACAATAGCCACAATTACAGCAGGTATTATCATGCCTTCAGTATATTTTTGGTTTGCAAACAGAGATAATGAAATTTATCAAAGACAACCACAATGGGTGAAAGATAATTATTGGGTGGTTGTTGTAGGAGATACACCTTATAGAATACCAAAACCTTTTGATCTTGGAGTTGTATTTGGAACTGGTATGGAACAATTTTTAGATTATTGGTATGGCAATGAAGCTAATGCAAAAAATGATTTATCAAGATTTGTTACAGAATTTGTTTTTTCACAATTAAGAAACTTAAATCCTTTGCCTACAATCTTAGTTCCTCCAATAGAACAAAAAACTAATTATAGTATATTTAAAGGTAAACCTTTAGTTCCAGATTATATGGATAGACAGTTATTAGGACCATATCAATTTAATCCCTACACAACTGAAACATCTAAATTATTATCAAGAACTTTAGCAGCGATGATTGGAGATCATAATGCACCATCACCAATAGTTATTGATAACTATATAAAAGGTTGGACTGGTGGATTAGGTAATTATTTTATGATGGCATTAGATAAAGCATTAATTGAAACTGGCATAATAGATGATCCTATTAGACCAACAGATTCATTAACTAAAATACCAGGATTAAGAGCATTTAATTTAAGAGATCCGAGTATGCAATCAGAGTTTATTACTGATTTTTATGAAGAATATAAAAAATATAAAAAATATAAACCAACTATTGAAAAACTTAAAAAAGATGGAGATTTTAAGGAAGCAGCAAAACTAGCAAAAAGAAAAAAATTAATAGATAAAAATATAGCTGTATTAGAAAGATATAAAACTATTATAGACCAACATAACGAATATGTTAGAAAAGCATTTAATATGAAAAATGTAGACCCAGATCAGAAACAACAAATAATAGATGATATGGTTTTTATGAGTATTAAGATGGCTCAAGAAGCATTAAAAATATTGTATTACGAGCCTAATAATGATAGTTGATAAAATGAAGGATAAATAATATAGACATTTAATATGACAATATCATCAACAACAGTAAAAAATTCATATTCAGGCAATGGTAGTAATGACACCTTTGTTTATGGTTTTAAGATATTTGCCAATACAGATTTACAAGTTATCATTAGGTCTGCTGCAGGAACAGAGACAACCAAAACTTTAACAACTCATTATACAGTCACAGGTGTAGGTAGTTCTTCAGGAGGTAATGTCGTATTTACTGCAGGCAATATTCCTACTGCCACAGAGACAGTTGTTTTAATTAGGAATGTCCCGCAAACTCAAGCGATAGATTATATCGCTAATGATCCATTCCCTGCGGAGACACACGAAGAGGGTTTGGATCGTGCAACCATGACAACTCAACAAGTTCAAGAAGAACTTAATAGATCCATAAAACTTTCAAGAACGAACACCATGACCTCTACAGAATTTACTGTGGGTGCAACAGAAAGAGCTAATAAAATTCTAGCTTTTGATAGTGCAGGAGAAATTTCAGTAACACAAGAATTAGGAACATACCAAGGAACAGACGCAACAGTAACTACAGAAGCCTATGTGGTAAGAGATATAGTTAAATCAACAACTACAGCTCAACTTAACAATGTTTATATTTGTATAGCTAATTCTGTTGTTGGAGATAGTTTAACAGATACAGATCATTTTGAATTATTAGTTGATGCGGTATCAGCGGCAACGAGTGCAACAGCTGCTGCAACTTCTGCTACAGCAAGTGCTACTAGTGCAACAGCGAGTGCGACTTCCGCTACAGCTTCTGCAAACTCTGCGACAGCTGCAGCTACTTCTGCAACTAATGCTGCAACGAGTGAAACTAATGCGGCAGCATCTTTTGATAGTTTTGACGATAGATACTTAGGTGCTAAGTCAAGTGATCCAACAGTCGACAACGATGGTAATGCTTTATTAACTGGAGCATTATACTTTAATTCTTCAGATAAT